AATACTTACGCTGTACTTGCTAAGTCTGGCGTTGAGTGTATCTTTAAGTCTGTTAAGTCTTCTCTTGTGACTCATGCGAGGAATCTATTGACTGCAGGATTCATGGCATCTGAATATGATTATATGTTGTTCGTTGATGCTGATGTAGAGTTTGAGCCAACAGCTGTGCTTAGAATGTTAGTACCTGAAAAGGATATAGTTGTCACTCCTTATAGGTTAAAAGAGAATCCATTACAGGTTAAGTATCCGGTTGAACACTTAGATCCTGAAAATATAAAAATTTTACCATTTGATTTAGTAGAACTTAAGTCTGCTCCTGCTGGTTTAATGTTGATTAATAGATCTGTATTTAAAGTATTGATGGCGAAATACGCGAATAAAAAAATTAAATTTGATAAAGAACACCAAGCTAAGATGGATGTTGAGGTTGGTTATAGAGGAGCGATTGATAAGTATATGTATAATTTTTGGGATACTAGCTTCAAGGACCACGAATGGAAAGGCGAAGATCTAGCGTTCTGTGAACTTGCTAGGCGTTGTAGTATTAAAATCTACGCGAATCTCGACTCATGGACCACGCACCACGGATCATGGGGCTTTAGAGGAGTGTTTGGTGATTCACTAAAAAAGAAGGAAATAAATGACTGATGGCTCACTTAAAGTATATGATAATTTTTTTGAAAATGACCATTGTGCAGAAATATATAATTTTGTAAGTAAATCTTATTTTAAAATAGGGTGGGAGGACACAGAAGAACTTCGACATAAACCATACCCTAATTTACATAGTGCTTACAGTACAGAAGATCTAGATAAAATTAAAATTTTAGAGCCGATAATTAAAAAATTTAAAATACCTAAAAATAAGTATTGGAAATGTATTGTTAATTTAACAAAACCTCTAGATGTAAATTTTATTCATGTGCATCCAAACACATTGGTTGCATTGTATTATGCAAATTTAACCTGGAATCCAGAGTGGGGTGGAGAAACTATGTTTTATAAAAAAGATAAAAAAACAATTAATTTAGCAAATCCATATATTCCCAATAGGTTAGTTTTTTTTGATGGCAAAATACCACACACTATTAAAGCGCAAAATACGATTGGACCTTCGTATCGCTTTACAATATCTTTATTTTTTACTAAAAAAGAAGGAGGATAAATGAGAGAACAAATCTATAAAGCTCTAATGTTACGTTATCAGTCCGCGATGGAGGACTCATTGCTTAAAATAGATATGCTAATGTCATCTCCACAAGCTGTGATTGTAGAACACACAGACATTACAGGTGAGATTGACAAATTGTTACACATTGTTGCAGAAGCCAAAGAGAATATGGCAACTTTGCGGCAATATTATGGCACAAATTAGGGCTCGGGATTGCATTCTAGGGCTCGCAAAATTGATTTACCCCTCGCGGTGCGAGGGGTAATTTAGAGAAAATGTATCCGACAATCTTAAAATCTATCCAAAAACCAAAATGTGCGAGGGGTAAATGATTTCTGCGAGGGGTCTGCGAGGGGTAGTGCGAGGGCTAGAAGTGTTGATTTATATGGGCTGCGAGCCCTGCGAGGGGTAAATCTGAGAAAAAAAATTTTTTCTGAAACTGAATACAAAATAGACTGTTAAGTATCGCATACTTGTATTATAAGATCTTATGCCTAAGAAAAGAAGAAAATTAGTCGTCACCTCAGTAACTCCCGAAATACCTTTTCCGAAAGTCCGAGTGGAGTGGATCGATTGTGTGAGTGATTCGGGCTGGGCAACCGAGAAAGAGTTTGACAAAATGTCTCTCGCAAAACCAATTAATGAGGGTTGGTTATATTCTAAAGATAAAAAATCTATTAAGTTATTTGCTTCTTACGATAAAGAAGACGATGGTAGTTTTACTTTTGGTGATCGGACGATGATACCTCGTCAGTGGGTACGGAAGATTCAGAAGATTTAGGTGCTTCAATTGCTTCACCCTCAACAGTCTTCGCATTTAACAGAGGCTCGTAATCGGATAAAATTTGTTTCATCTTTGCTTCTAGTTGTTCTTCTGACATATCTTCTAATTTCCCAGTTTTTATTATTTTTCTGTCTATGTATAATCCTGCTGCTTTTCCTCTATTTGTTTCAGCATTTACGGCAGAAGAGAAAGAGCCTTTCTTCAAAGCCAACTCTTTAATTCTTGCTAGTTCAGCTACATGCCCTTCGTAGTTAACTTCAAACTTCTTAAGTCTTTCTTCTTTGAGCTTACCAACATACGCTGCCACCAATGGTGATAGTCTAGGATTCATTAGTTCTGATCCTTCTTGTCTTGCTCTCTTTTCTGAGTAGCCAGCCAGCTTAGCTGCCTCCCCTTGTGAGACTGGTCCATCAGGTCCACCGAATACTATAAACTCAGCGAATCGCTTTTGCATTTCTGTTAATCTTTTTGGAACTCCCATATTGACAATTTAGGGTAACTCTCCTATATTGTCAAGGTATGAAAGATAAACGTACATATAATAAATTGAAAGAACATGGAGAAGATATGACTCATGAAAATGAATCTACAATTACAAATGATGATAGAGGGACTGGAGATTTAACCTACCTTATTGAAATGCATCAAAAAGAAATATGGAATTGGAAACAAAAAGAAATGGAGTGGATTAAGACTCAAAATGTATTAGATGGTACTAAAGTAATTGTAGGAGAACTATCTGCAAAAATAGTAGATTTAAAAAAAGAGATTGACAGATTGTCTGAAGAGAATACTAACCTTAAAATTATAACAAATAAATAATGAGAGTACAAGACATGCAACAATTTCTTTCTTCTTTTACGGAAGGCTCAGATGCAGTTAAGAATGCTGTTATCTTTGCTGAGGTGAATGGTGTTCTCTATGATATTAGAAGAATGGAAGTGCATGAAAATACAATGCCTATTGTAGGACACAAAGGTCACACAGCACATAGATTAGTTTTAAAAACTAAAAGACCATCTTCAATAATTCTCCCTGATAAACTCAAGAATGATTATTAAATGGATGACGATGTCACCCCAAAATCCGTATGGGCCCGGAAGCTAAATTATATAAAAAACTTCGCAAAGTTTCTAAAGATATTTCGTGGGTTAGGGTTGAAAACCTTAGCTCTCTTGGTACTCCCGATCTATTGGGCTATAATAATTCTGGCCACTTTTTTACTGTAGAGTTAAAAGTTACAAAAGGAAATAAAGTTCGATTTTCACCACACCAAATTGCGTTCCATAAGACACATCCGAAGAATACATTTATCTTGGTCGAGGCCCTCGGTCCGAGATCCTCGAAACTTGTTCAATACTTCTTGGTCCCTGGATCAAGAATCGATGAGCTTGTAGCTTGTGGCTTGAGGCCTACGCTTGACGCTTGTCGCTTGGAGCTTGAGGCTTGTTGCTTGGAGCTTCAGAACCTGAACTAGGTTCTGGTTTAGTGTTGCTTGAGGCCTGCAGCTTGGAGCTTGCAGCTTGGAGCCTGAGCTCCTTCTCTCTTCTATACTTCTTTAATTCTTCATAATATTTCGGGGATCTAAAAACCATATTAATGCGCTTTGTAAGATATATTTCTTATATCAGGATTCCAGCATTGTCTACAGTCTAAACATTTATTTCCCTGTGTTGAACTTGGACAAACCATTGACGTGGCACCAAACCAGGGTTGGTCCTTTGTAATGACGCTTGAAGAGTTGGGCCATGATTCAGGCGCCAGCTGGTCCATCATTGGCGCGCTAAATCTAATTACTAAATTAGCGGGCTTGCGGTCGAGATGGTCCTTGACCCATGCTTCCCGGGTCGGCATCCAGTGCCGCCTTGTGGGCGTTAACCTACAGACTTCATAAATTTTATTTAAATGCTCCAGGTCCTGTACATCTCCTGAATCGTGCCAGCGGAACACGTTCGACTTCTTACTGTTGATCAGGTGAGCCAGTGCCTGGACCCACTTCGTGGATCGTATTGCTGCCAGTCTTTTGTACTGTGCATCCTGGACCACCTTAAACACGTAGCAGCCCTTCAGGGCGTAACAGTCATAACAGACTGAGTCTTTAACCTGGCGCAGCTTGGCGCCTGTTTTGCATTCTTTGGCCGGCAGGCCTATTGACCAGCCCGGCATCTTACTTGGTTTACTAAGACCACCAACGATGGTCCATGCTTCACTTGTTTTCATAATTTCTCCTTTATAATCCTATTGTAGCTTGTAGCTTGTGACTTGTCAAGCTTGGGGCTTGATGCTTGGTGCTTGAATAAAAATGCGGCATCTTTTTTTGTGATCAACCGGTCCTGAATAGACTGGAAGAACTTCTCGCACTTCCGAAGGTAAGCCCGCGGCAGCTGATCATGATCCCGCAGGAAGTAGTGTGTTAAGTCGTTGTGTTTAATTCTTTTCATTTCTTTCTCTCTTTCTTTTTGTTATTTAGAATCATTCTAATCTGCCGCTTGCAACTTGCAGCTTGGGGCTTGTAACCGTTGGCCAGGAGCCATTCAGCATGAAGCTTTAATATATTAATTCCATAACTTTCTAATTGTCTACTCACTCAAGTGTATCCTACACTATCCCAGTAACCTTGTCAAGCTTGGGGCTTGCTGCTTGAAGCTTGTAGCTTTTCTAACTTTTCAATACGATCTCTTAGCTGCGCCATCCAGGTGACGTGATAGTCCTGTCTCTGGTCATGCTCTTCTAATTCTTTATTGATCGCAATGATTTGTTTTACACAATCTACTATATCTACTTTTTTCATATTTTTTCCTTTCTTGTGATCAGTATAGGTTATGAATAATAATAAATCCTACTTTATGCTCATTCAGGTACGCTATACTGATCCCAGGTCCATCTCGCTGAGGCCCAGCGGCAATTGTTTACCGGCTAGCCAGGGCCTACCACTTATAAGGTGGGAGATAGACCAGGGATCAGTTGTTGTCCTGCACAGGCGGACCACTCATTCTAGATTTGTGGCCATCGCGCAGTAGTCGATTGCAACCTGTACTATAGTGGGTTAAATCCCACAGCTACAACACACTGATCCCAGAGCTTTGCGGGTTATGCATAACCACTTCTACGCGCGGCGCGGAAGCAAAGCTCAGGGATCAGTCCTACTGGTTTCGTCTCCAGCAAGTTTATAGACTGATCCTAGATCAGTAACACCGAAGTTTACGGCTTGCGCCTACCTTCTGACGTATCACTGATCCCAGAGCCATTGCGACTTGTACAACATCATTACGTCTAGCTATAGAACACAATGGCTCAGGGATCAGGCAATATTAGACCGCGTGAGCCGTCTAACCTATTGCTACTAGATATCTCTAGTTCCGTGCTGATCCCAGACCCAACAGACTGCGTTATACCGCGCGGGTGCATCGTCCCCTTGATATCAAAGGTTGTTAGGTCAGGGATCAGTTCTAGCTGTTCATTGCACGAAGACGGCATAATGCGGTGTGACGTACAACACAACCAGAAGTTGTCCCAATAAATTAGAAAGAGGTAAATCCAAATAATTTATTAAATCAAATATAGTCCTTGACTATCCTATTGTCAAGTGTTAAAAAAGAAATAATTAAATAAAGGAGAAAAACATGAGTAGAATAAGACTAAATCAAGAGTATCGGAATA